TAACACGAAATATTACATAATGTTTGTCACTTGGACTCTTCTGTAATATCTGTTTGAGTTGATTGCACCAACATTGTCAGCTGTGATGTTGTCTCCAGCACCAGCGCCAGCGAATGGGTTAGCAACCATACCGTATCGTGTTTTGAACCCGATTTTCGGTTGGAAAGTGTCCTGACCAACTGCTCTTACCATTTGTAATGGAACATACGGACAATAGAATAATCCAGAGTCGTATGGAGAAGTTCCTTTGTAACCAACAACATAGTATTGCTTCGCACCAGCAGCGTTAGCAGCAAGGTTAGCAGCATATGGGTCAATATATACTCTATATTTACCATTTAATACACCAGCAAAAGTATTGCCTGTGTCATCTATGTTTAAGTTGTTGTTTAACGCAGGAGTGTAGTCTAAAACACCAGCCATTTGTAATGCAGAGGCAACATCTGAAGAACAGATAATCATGTTACCTTTTCCTCTTCTGGTTCTCTGAGCGATTACATTTGCATCCCTCTCTACTTGGAACATAAGACCTTTAAATCTCTCAACAGACCATCGTCCATTAGAGTCTGTGTCAAGGTCAAATATACCAGCAGCAGATGTGTTAATAGCAGCGTTTGAGTTTGCGTTGTCAGCAGCACCTACTTCAGCAGTTCTGTAAATTGTTCTAACTACTTCTCTATTGATCTCAGCAAGGATCTCAGCAGATAAGATGTTTGACAATTCAGTTTCAGCGTCTAAGCCGTGAATTGCTTTAAGGTCTTGTGCTAATTCCATAGTGTATTCAGCCTTTAGAGCTCTTGATTTAGCAGTCACCGTTGATTTCTCAATTGAGAATGCCATCTCAGCAAAAGAGTTACCACTTGCGTCACCTAATGCCTCAGCGTAAGCTGTTGACATACCGTCACCAGTTGTGTAACCTGTTGAAGTTCCTATAGAGTCGTTAAGCACAGCTGGGTTAGCACCAGTTTGTGCAGCCGCGGAAGCCCCACTCACAGATGATCCTGCTTTGTTTCTAGCAGAGAAATCTGTATCAGCTTCGTCAAAAAGAGCTTCAGTTCCGTTCTGTGCATTAAATCTGCTTCTCATTGCAAATATTAAGCCAGTTGGGCCAGACATTGGTTGAACGCCACAAATATCGTATGCGATAAGATTTGGCATTGCTCTTCTTACTAAGCTAATTAGAATAGGATTCCAGTTTTGTATATTAGTTCCAGTTGCGTTAGTTGGCGCAGCTTCTGATAAGAATGCCGCATCCTCTTTAAGCGCTTTTTCCTGGTTTTCTAATATAACTGAAGTGACCGCTCTCTTATAACTATCCTTTACTTCTGGAAGATCAGGATGGTCTAATACTGGCTGCCACTTTTGTTGTATTGATTCAGATAAAAACATTTTCTATCTCTCCTTTTTCTAGTTAATTAACTAAAACCCTTACTTTAAATAAGGATTTTTCTTTGATTTACTAATTGCAGCTGTGTATGCAGCCATTGATTCAGATAAGTCTGAACCAGCATTTGCAGCCACTTCATTAGATTCAGTTATCACTCGCTTCTTTAGTTGGGTAGTAAGAATTTTTTAATGTTTCTACACCTTTTCTAAAACTCTCAGCGTCTTTATATTCAATACTTTCTGCCAATTTGCCAAGTTTCTCAGCTTCTGTAGCAGCAAGATCAGATGAAACATCATTGATGATTTCCTGTCTGTTGTTTTCAGAAACTTTTTGATTTAACTCAACATTTTTTTCGATAGTTTGGTTAACTTCTTCTTTTAACTTCTCTATCTCAGCAGCTTGAGACTCAATCACATCATACTTCTCTTGTGGAACATTGATGTAATGTGACTCAAATAAAGATTTAAGACCACCGATAAAATCTTCAGTAATCTCATTTCTTAAGCCTTTCTCTATTGCCAATTCGTTTTCTTTCATCCACTCCTCGACAACATAGTTTAGATAAGCATCCACTTTATCAACGATTTCTTCCTTAACTTCGGATACTTTCTCGTCAACTTTAGTTTCATACTCGCTCTCTAATTTTTCGATTTCTTCAACGAGTTTTGCCTTAACAGCACCTTCAAATATAGTAGCTGCTTTTGACTTGAACTCCTCTGATAAATCTTCACCTGAAGTTAAAGCGTCAACATCTTCTTTCATATCCATATCTTTAACTTTATCTTTAGCAGTTTCTTTTTTCATTTCTTTTTCTTTATCAGCAACTTCTTTCATTTCTTTTTTCTTATCCATCATTTCTTTCATTGCTTTTTCTTTATCTGCTACTTCTTTTTTCATCTTATCAATTTCAGCTTGCGCCTTCATCATATCTTTGTCTTTATCAGCGACTTCTTTGATGTCTTTTTTCTCTTTATCAGCGACTTCTTTTTTCATTTCTTTTTCTTTGTCAGCCACTTCTTTAACATCTTTTTTCTCGTCTTCTTTTTCTTCTTTTTTAGGTTCTTTATGACTCATTTCCTTAACATCTTTCTTCTCGTCTTTTTCTTCAGACTTGTCGTTTTTCTTGTCAAGGTATTTTTTAAGACCTGCAGGCATTTCACCTTCTTTCATATCTTCTTTATCTTTAGAAGCTTTCATCATCTCTTTTTCTTTGTCGGCAACTTCCTTCATGTCTTTCTTTTCTTTGTCTTCAGTTTCTTTCTTTACTTCTTTCTCTTTATCAGCTTCTTCATATGCTTCCATCTTGTCTTCGTCTTTTTCGTTTTGTGGCTTCATATTCATAGCTTTAAGAGATTGCATTGCGTCAGCAGGACCTGCACTTTTTTGTTGTGGGTCACCAGTAATGTGATTAACCCCTTGTGCGAAATCTATTTTTGCGTCTGTAGGACTAGTCACAGCTTTTGAAATTACTTGCTGTATTGTCCCCTCTAATGATTTAGCTGGTTCTGCTGGAGCGGCGTTCTTTTTAGGTAAGTCAGCTTGTGCTTTTACCATTTCTTTGCCTTTTTCCATTGTTGTTTCCTCTTTTTACTAATTGTTAATTATTGCAATAATTACACCATTCCTATCGGAACGAGTCAATTACTATTTATAAAATTACAAGCTTTTAAGAAAAGATTCAAAGACTTGAGCGTTCTTTTCTGCTCTTGCCATTCTCTCTTTACTTTCTGCCTGTTCTTTTAATCGGTTTACTTCTTGCTCTTTCAATATCCCATTATTCCAAACCCACTCTTTACCTTCCATAATGCCTTCTACGAAAGCGTCTGGAGCACTTGGGTCTGCGACTATATCAGCCGCTGTTGCAAGATAAAAATCGTCTTTGACTATGTTAGCACCACCAGTATTTACTAGTGTGCCCATTCCTCTACTTGAAACACCAAGACTTGCACCCTCATCAATTAAACTTTTCACTATTTTTCCATATGGGGTATCTAATACTCGTGCTTCACCTATAAAATTACTGCCTTCTGGAGAGAGCGATTTGATCATGTGCGAAACTCTTTCTAAATTTACCGTTGGGCCATCAGGATGACCAAGTTCGCCAAACGCTCTATTTTTCTGTATGAACTCTCTATTATATCGTGCTACTTCTTTTTGAAGTATCTCTTTAGGATAGATTCTTCCATTCTTATTTTTTACATCGGATTGCATGAATATACCCTTAATGGCATAGTTTTTCTTGCCATTCTTTTCTTCTACAATATATTCTGCGTTAGATATTTCTTCGGTAATTAATTTCATTTGTATCTATCTCTAATTTCTCTCTATTATTTATAAGAGCTATTATCTAAATACCACTAAAATTGTGTAATTATCACCTGTTGCAAAGTTTCTTGTTGAGAGCAAAACATCGCCTGTTGGTGTTGTTGCGTTGTTTGTAATCTCATTTCCATCTGCTCGTAAGTCCCAAAAACCCTGACCAGACAACGAAACTGCGGTAGCGTTTGTTGCCCCTGCCCATAGTAATTCTACACTTGACTTACCAGATTGTGTATTAACTGACCAATAGATTTTAGAGATTTTTCTTTCCCCATCTTCGGTCATAAAGGTTGTATTACTAGCATCCACTTTGGTTACTAGATTTTCACCTGTGCCGTCAGATATATTCGTCATCTTAACAGCAAATTTTACGCCAGTCGTATCTGTCAGCGTTTGTGTTGATACCGTATCAGCCATGATTACGGTCCTACTCTACCGACTTTTACTGCTGAAGCTGCGCCACATACTATAACATCTGTTGGATGTTTTTCTAAAATAACCGTGTCGCCTTGTGATCTTAATTGCATTGAACCTACTAGATCACCTGCGTTTTCATCTAATGGTCCTCTATGAATTGCTACATCTACTTGTCCTGAGTTTGC